ATTGTCTAACATATACGGAACATTCACTGACGGAGGTACGGCTATTGGTAAATCAAGTGGTGCAAGTTATATTGTATCAACATATGACCCACTAGAAACACCTGCAATTAAAGAATCTTACGACAACAGTTTAATCAGTAGTTCGGCTTCTGCTATATTGAATACATCCGAAACTAATCCGATAGGTGGTTTATAATGTCTAATACCACTTACAATAGAATGATTCGTAAGATGACAGTTGCCTTTGGCAATCTGTTTGATAACATTACACTGGTTCGTTACAATCCAGATGAAACTGAACAAGAAAGATTCATTGTTCCATTGGATTACGCAACTAAAGAATTGTATGTTGTTCGTTTACAACAAGATCCAAATCTAGACAAAAAGATACAAATGGCTTTGCCACGTATGTCCTATGAGATGAACGGCATTTCATATGATGCAACACGTAAGCAAATGACAAACATGCAGAACTTTGCATATACAGGTTCTCAATACGTTTCTCAATACACACCAGTACCATACAACTTTGATTTTAGCCTTTATCTTTATGTTCGTAACATTGAAGATGGTAATCAAATCATAGAACACATATTGCCATACTTTGCACCAGATTATACAATCAAAGTCAATATGATTCCAGAAATGGGTATCATTAAAGAAGTTCCTATTGTTCTAAATAGTACATCGTATGATGTGACATATGAAGGTGATAGAGATTCAGATACTAGAATGGTCATTTGGACCCTTAACTTCACAGTCAAAGGATTCATATTTGGTGCTATCAATGATAATGTTGGATTGATTCAAACATCAATTACAAATATATACAATGATATAACACAGGCAAATAATGTTCTGTTTGAAATGGCATCTACAGGATTAGGTCAATATCAGATTGGTGAAGTTGTATATCAAGGTCATTCGCCTGCACTATCAACAGCTTCTGGTCGAGTAGTTTCTTGGGTAAACAAGAATTTAACTCTTGGTAATTTGTTAGGCAACTTTGTTTCAAATCAAAACATCATTGGTCAAACATCAAATGCAAGTTGGAAGTTTTTGAATTATCAGGTTGTTCCAGAACAACTTGCACAAGTCGTTGTTACTCCATTATTTGGAGATGCATCAGAAGATTTATCTATTGAAACAGGATCTGATGATTTGAGAACTGATGTTGGTGTGGAAGATTTGTCAACAGAAGAAGCAAACTCTGGACCATTCATATTCAATACTGTTATAACGGAATATCCAAACAATTAAAGGTTAAAAAATGTCAAAGACGCTACAATTTAGAAGATATACAACAAGCAACCTTGCTAGTATTACTGGCGCAAGTGGTGAGTTAATTGTTGATACCACATTAAATCAAATAACAGTACATGACGGAAACAAAGCAGGTGGTTGGTATGCAGCTAACGCAATCACTTTACAAACAGTCTGGAATACTGCTAATGCGGCAGCTAATTCAGCTAATTCCGATTTAGCAAATACAGGCGGTACAATTACTGGTAATTTGCTGATTACTGGTACTGCAAACGTTAGAGGCAATCTTTACTCTACTACAATTACAACAGCAACAGGTTCTGGTGGAAATCTAACTATTGATCCAGATGGTTATGGTGATGTTATATTTACCCCTTACACAGAGGTTTTTATTCAAAGCTCTAACACTTCCGTTAATACAACAACAGGTGCATTGATTGTTTCTGGTGGCCTTGGTGTTGCAGGTAATGTATTCACTGGTGGTTTGATAGAAACATCAGGTAACGGTATTGGTTATTCAACAGGTGCTGGCGGTACTGTAACACAAGGAACAAGTAGAACTACTGGCGTCACATTGAATAAACCATCAGGCCAAATTACATTGTTCTCACAAGCATTGGCTGCAGGGGCTGCAAATACTTTTGTATTGACAAATTCTACAATTGCTGCAAATGATTTTATATTGTTGAATCACTTTAGTGGCGGTACATTAGGTAATTATGTTTTTGCTGCAAACACAAGTGCAGGTCAAGCAAACGTTACTGTTCGTAGTATTACAACAGTTACTGCTGAAGCACCAGTGGTTCAATATGTAATCATCAAAGGCGCAACAAGTTAATTAAACTGTGTTAAACTATGAATACATTTGATAAAAATATGGAACAAATCTTCGATGTAGCCACAAAAGTGGAAACCCCACCTGTGGCCAAAAAAGAAACTTTACCTGTTAAAGTTGGTGAACAACAACTTGAAGAAGATTTGGTTGATGCATATGAGCAAACAAAAACCAATCTTCAAGACTTGATAGACCAAGGCAAAAATGCAATGGATGAAATATTGGAGATTGCAAAAGCAGGCCAACATCCACGTGCATTTGAGGTGTATGGTACTCTATTGAAGAATGTGGTAGATGCCAACAAAGAACTTCTTGCAGTACAAAAACAAATGCGTGACATGGATAAGAAAACTGCACCATCAGGTTCTACAACTATTGATAAAGCTATTTTTGTTGGATCAACTTCAGAATTAAGTAAGTTCATCAAAAGTAACAAAGAATGATAGACAACAAAGACAGTTACCGTGACAACCCACTGCTTAAAAAAGCAGGCGTACAAATCAAATACTCACAAGAACAAGTTGAGGAGTTTTTGAAATGTGCAAAAGATCCGGTTTACTTTGCACAAAACTACATCAAAATCGTTAACGTTGACCGTGGTTTGATGTCATTTGAGATGTGGGGTTTTCAAAAAGAAATGATTAAGTTATTCCATGATAATCGTTTCGTCATCACCAAATGTCCACGTCAGGTTGGTAAAACTACCACTTCTGTAGCCTATTTACTCTGGTTAACCTTATTCTCAGACTCACAGAACATTGCCGTATTGGCCAACAAAGGTTCTCTTGCTCGTGACATTTTGGCCAAATACCAATTGGCATATGAGAATCTTCCAATGTGGTTACAACAAGGAATCATTACCTGGAACAAAGGTAATGTGGAACTAGAGAATGGTTCTAAGATTATGGCCGCATCAACCTCATCATCCGCAGTTCGTGGAGGATCATTTAACTGTGTATTCTTAGATGAGTTTGCTTTCGTACCTGCAAACATTGCCGAGGAGTTCTTTAACTCTGTTTATCCTGTTATTTCTTCTGGTAAATCCACAAAGATTATTATCGTTTCTACTCCCAATGGCATGAATATGTTTTACAAATTGTGGATGGACGCTATTGGCAACAAAAACGGATACAAACCATTTGAAATTCACTGGTCTATGGTGCCAGGCCGTGATGAGGCATGGAAAGAAGAAACTATTCGTAATACATCCGAAGAACAATTTAGACAAGAGTTTGAATGTGAATTCTTAGGTTCTACAAATACGTTGATTTCTGGTCAAAAATTACAACAAATGGTTTACAATGACCCCGTTTATGAACACGATAAGGTCAAAATCTACCAACAACCAATCAAAGAAACTGATGGTGAAAACTTGGCAGACCACCTATATGCTATCACCGTTGACGTTTCAGAAGGTAAAAACCTAGACTGTTCTGCCTTTTCTGTATTTGACATATCGCAAATGCCATATAAACAAGTGGCCACATACCATAGTTCGTCAATTAGTCCTGTATTGTTTCCAACTGTAATCTACAATGCAGCTAGAATGTATAACAATGCATATGTTTTAGTAGAAATTAACAATACTCCGCAAGTGGCCGACACACTACACTATGAATTGGAGTATGAAAATTTATGGAAAGTGTTTACAGGTAACAAACAACCGCAACAATTGTCTGCTGGTTTTGCTCGTGGTGTACAGATGGGTTTAAAAATGTCACCACAAGTTAAACGAATTGGATGTTCCAATCTTAAAACATTGATTGAAGGTGACAAGTTAATCGTCAATGACTTTGATACCATTTCTGAATTAACAACTTTTGTCTCTAAAAAGAACAGTTTTATGGCAGAAGAAGGTTCAAATGACGATATGGTGATGACTTTGGTTATATTTTCGTGGGTAACTACACAGAAATATTTCAAAGAAATTGTCAATCACGACATCCGCAAACAATTGCAATTAGAAGAAATGAATCAGATAGATGAAGAATCTTTACCTGCACCAATCATTGAGAATGGAATGACAACAAATCTTGAATTGATTGACGGTGATTTGTGGGATGCAACACCAGGCGGAGATACATATGGTTCCTTTATGCAGGACATGCTGAGGAACTTGTAAAAGTCATAGTTCATAAATAATCTTTATGGTATTAAACTGCCAAGAAAAACATAATAATTTAAGGAGAAAATAATGGCAATACAACTATCTCCAGGCGTAGCGGTATCGGAAGTAGACTTAACAACAGTCGTACCTTCCGTTCTAACTACCGCCGGTGCAATTGCTGGACCATTCCCATGGGGTCCAGTTAATAAGATTATCACGATTACCACAGAAACAGATTTAGTAAATAGATTTGGTCAACCAAACAATGACGCAAATTCATATCAGACATTTTTTACTGCAGCTTCTTTCTTGGCATATGGTAATAACTTACAAGTAGTTCGTGCAGCTAATAGCTTCACATACAATGCAACAGCAAATAGCAATGCAACTATTCAAATTCAAAATAAAGATGTATTCCAAGCAACATATTTGAACCAAAACAACGCAAACGTTGCTGGTCCATTTGTTGCTCGTTATGCAGGAACACTAGGAAATTCACTTTCTGTTTCTGTTTGCGGTAATACTGCTTTATTTTCCACATGGGCATATAAGAGTTATTTCCCAGCAGCACCAGGAACATCTGCATATGCAGCTTCTGTTAATGGCGCAAATGATGAATTGCACATTGTAGTTATTGATACTAAAGGTTTGTTTACTGGTACTGCAAACACAGTATTGGAAACATATTCATTTGTATCTAAAGCATTTGATGCAATGGATCCATTGGGTAATTCTAACTATTACAAAAATCAGATTTTTAATAACTCTGCATATGTTTATGCTATTGATCCTGTTGAATATGGTGCAACTGCCGCAACATGGGGTTCTTTTGCAGCTAATACAACATTTGCAAATCCAATAAACAATGACACAGTTCAATTGGTTGGTGGTACATATCAAACAACTATTGATGCCGATATGCAAACTGCATATCAGTTGTTTACTAACAAATTAACATCACAAATTTCTTTAGTGATGGCTGGTTCCGCTAGCACAACAATTCAACAATACATCATTGATAACATTGCAACTGCTCGTGCTGATTGTGTGGCATTTGTTTCTCCACCAAGTTCTGCTGTTGTTAACCAAGCTGGTTCAGAAGCTACAAATATTACAACATGGAATACTTCATTAGCACGTAGCACATCATATGCTTTTGCTGATTCTGGTTGGAAATACTTGTATGACAAGTACAATAACGCATATCGTTGGGTTCCATTGAACGGCGATATGGCTGGTTTGTGTGTTTATACTGATGATGTTCGTGATCCATGGTGGTCTCCTGCTGGTTTCAATCGTGGTCAAATCAAGAATGTTATCAAATTGGCATGGAATCCTTCACAAACATACAGAGACCAATTGTATGCACTTGGTATTAATCCTGTTGTTTCATTCCCAGGCCAAGGAACATTGTTGTACGGTGACAAGACATTGCAATCTAAACCATCTGCATTTGACAGAATCAATGTCCGTAGATTGTTCATTGTTTTGGAAACAGCAATTGCTAAGGCTGCACAATACTCATTGTTTGAATTCAATGACTCGTTCACACAAGCACAATTTGTTGCATTAGTAACTCCATTCTTGCGTCAAGTTCAAGGACGCCGTGGTATTACAGCATTCCAAGTTGTCTGTGATTCAACAAACAATACTCCTGCTGTGATTAATGCTAATCAATTTGTTGGTTCTATCTTTATTCAACCTGCTCGTTCAATTAATTATATTCAATTGAACTTTGTTGCTGTTGGTACAGGTGTCAGCTTCTCAACAGTTGTTGGTAGCGTGTAATAAATAAAACAAAGACATAGGAGAACAAAATGGCATTTAATGTAACAGAATTTATTGGTAACCTAACAGGTGACGGCGCCCGCCCAAATCTGTTTTCAGTTACCTTGATTTTTCCACAGTTACCTGGAATCACTGATTCCAGTGCCGCAAGCCAAAAATTAACATTTATGGCTAAAGCAACACAACTGCCAGGTTCAACAATTGGTACTGTAACACAGAATTACTTTGGTCGTCAACTAAAGTTTGCTGGTAACAGAACATTTGCTGACTGGTCAATCACAGTTATTAACGATGAAGACTTCTTTGTTCGTGCTGCATTAGAAGAATGGATGAATGCCATTAATTCTCATGTAGGTAACATAAGAACACCTGGTGCTGTTTCTGCAACTCAATATCAAGTGGATGCAACAGTTAATCAGTATAGCAAAGATGGTCAATCAATCCTTAAATCTTACAGTGTAATCGGTATGTTCCCAGTTGATTTGGCACCAATTGATTTAGATTGGGGCAACAATGATACTATTGAAGAATTTGGCGCAACATTTGCTTACCAATTCTGGGAATCAGACACTACGGATTCTGTGGCAACAGCCTTCTTATCTCAGTAAGGTTTATTTTAGTAAAGGGGCTTTGGCCCCTTTTTATGTGTTTTTGATTTGACAACTGGAAAAATATGGCAAATAAATTCTCTTTATTTGGCTTTACCATCTCTCGTGGTGAAGACCAACAAGAAACACAACAATCATTTAGCCCACCAGCAAATGATGATGGTGCGTTAACGATTACTTCTGCCGCTTATTATGGTACATACGTAGACTTAGACGGAACTGCAAAAAATGAGGTAGAACTAATATCTCGTTATCGTGAAATGGCGATGCAACCAGAAATTGAATCTGCCATTGACGATATTGTAAACGAAGCAATCTGTCAAGATGATGACGGTAAGATTCTAGAAATTATTTTGGATGACCTAGAACAACCAGACAAGATTAAAAAAGCAATCAAAGCCGAATTCAACACAGTAATGAAGATGTTGAATTACAAGAATATGGCTCAAGATATATTCCGCAGATATTACATTGACGGAAAATTATATTACCACATTATCATAGACCGTGAGCAACCAACTCAAGGTATCAAAGAATTACGTTACATTGATCCACGCAAACTACGCAAAATTCGTGAGGTCAAAAAACAAAAAGATGAACGTACGGGTGTTGAAGTTGTTAATACCGTAAACGAATACTATATTTTCAATGATAAGGTAACCACTGGTAGTTCCACAAACTATGGGCCAGTTGGTACTCGTATCACAACAGATTCTATTATTTCAGTTGTTTCTGGTTTGATGGATTCCCGTAGAGCGGTTGTTCTTAGTTATCTACATAAAGCAATTAAGCCTCTAAATCAATTACGTATGATTGAGGATGCAACGGTTATCTACCGTATTTCGAGAGCTCCTGAACGCCGCATTTTTTACATTGACGTTGGTAATTTGCCTAAACTAAAGGCAGAACAATACCTCCGTGATATTATGGTCAAGTATAAGAACAAGTTGGTATATGATGCCAACACAGGTGAAGTCAGAGATGACCGTAAGTTCTTGTCTATGATGGAAGACTTCTGGTTACCACGTAGAGAAGGTGGTAAAGGTACAGAGATTACTACATTACCAGGCGGACAGAACCTAGGTGAGTTGGAAGACGTTAAGTATTTTGAAAAGAAACTGTATAAGTCTTTGAACGTTCCAGTCTCCAGACTTGATCCAAACCAATCTGGTTTTTCTTTAGGTCGTGTTGGTGAGATTACAAGAGATGAGTTGAAGTTTGCCAAATTTGTTGGTCGCATGAGAGCTAAGTTCTCCGACTTGTTTGACCAAGCATTGCGTGTACAATGTGTTCTTAAAGGTATCTGTACAGATGCAGAATGGAATGAATTCAAAGAGCACATTCATTATAATTTTATTAAAGACAACAACTTTACTGAGCTAAAAGAAGCCGAGTTAATGACTAACAGACTTCAATTATTGGCATCAGTAGACCCTTATACAGGTCGTTATTTCTCACAAGCATGGATTCAACGTAACGTATTGCGTTTGAACGATGATGAAATTAAAGTCATGCAAGAAGAAATTGAAGACGAAAAAGAAGCAGGATTAGGATTGCCAGTTGGAGTTACAAATAATGTAGCACAACAACAAATGGTTTCTCAAATTGGCCAAGAAGATGCAGAGCATCAAAACCAATTAGATATGAGATTAGACCAGAGTAAAGAAAAGAATCCATCAAACCAATAAATATAACCACCAATTTTCAACCGGGAGATTAACATGTCCGATACAACAAGAAATTTAATTGATTATGCCGCACAAGATGATGCTGTTAATTTTAGAGCAGCATTGTATTCTGCTATTCATGACCGTGTTACTGCACATATTGAAGCTAAGAAGCAAGAGATTGCTCAAGGTTTGGTAACACAAGAAGAAAAAGACATGAAGCACAAAATGATGAAAAAAGAAGATGAAATGCATCACATGAAAAAAGAAGAAGAAAAACCAAAGCATGGTATGCATGAAGAAGTGGAAGAATTGGATGAAGAACAATTGGATGAGTTGTCTAAAGATTCTTTGAATTCTTATTTACACAAAGGCGTATCTAAATTCAAACAAAATGCAGCTACAATGAGTCCAGCGGAAAAACAAAAGAAAGTA